TATCTTTAATTTTTAGGATTACCGTGGCATCCGCATCGGAAGCGTCACGAACATATATAGAGGCGACGAGATAAGTATCTAGCCCGCCTATATTAGTTACAGTAGCGTAAGCCCCTTCAAGAGCAGCAGAGTTAGCTGGGTTCAACTGTAGGGAGTGTGTTCCTAAGCGGGGAGTTGTAGTAACTCTAGTTGCAGGAGCTCCATCATTAGTTATTCCAGTGGTGGAGTTTTGAAAGAGGGAATTGGTAAACAGGTTTACAGCAGCAGGGCGATTTGCGTTTTCTGTTTGAATATTATACAAATCTAGCGGAGTTTCAGCAGTAGCTAGAACTTGACTAACAGGAATTACCCGGTTGAAGGCGTGAACGCTTTCTTTTACAGAGAAATCTACTAGATTATCTGATTGTGATCTGACTAAGGTATCTAGTTGCTGTGTTTTCGTTATAAAATCGCCCATTCTAATCCTCGCTGTTTGGAAGAGCTTCTTTATGTTGCTCTTCTTCTATTATATCATCAATAGCCACAGAATAAGCCAAAACCACGCCCTTGGCCTGGGACGAAAAACTAATTAGTAATAATATAAGGAACGATACAGTAACTATAAATGAAGATTTACACGACTGTTGGGGGCCTAACACTTTAAAATTAATCATGCTTATTACTCTTTTGTAACCAACCTACATCACCTTGATTAGTAGAAATAGCCCAGTTAACTAAGGAGTCTAATTTACTATCCAGAGTTAGCATGTTAGCATCAACTGCTTTAGCACGTTTATAAAAATGGTCCTGATTGACAGACATTCCCTCTTTCAAAGATTTTTTTATATCGCTCAAATCCATCTCCAATTCCATATGCCTTCTTTCAAGGTAATATAGCTTAGTAACTAGATAAACCGAAACAAGGGTCAACACTCCAGATACCCCGTACGTTGAAAACACAGAAGCGAACAAAGAGTCTATTGCCACCTATATTCTCCCCCTACAAACAAAAACGCCATAAGTTCTTATGGCGTTGCTGAATTTATTACGTCTTCTTCTTCTTCTGTGACTGTAAACCCAGTATCTGTTAGTTCTATACGTTCTACATCTAGTGTTCCATTCTTTATGGAATGTATCACACTAACCAGAATATTCTTCTGTTTTTCAAGTTCCTGTATCTTCATTACCTGCTGACCGATAACTTCATATTCGCTCATAGTTTCCCTCTTCTTTACAACTTTAGGTCTTGAGATTCCTTTCGGAGGTTCCACGCCTTCAAACTTTACTCGTGTTTCATCCAGTGACAGCCCTTGTATAATAGCAGTTTGACGCATGAATAAATGTTCAGGCATGTCATCTTCACCATCCCAAACCCAAGGCTCTGATTCAAATTCCCCTGTGTTCTCGTTAAAGTATCCTGGTATATCCTGCACTAAGTCTTCGTTACCCTCAAGCATCCGATTCTCTAGACAGCACACCCTAACCCGGCGTGTCCTCGCAATATACGGATTAGCCCAGTCTCCTATACGCTGAAACGTACAATCGCAGAGGTCATCCCCATGAGTCCATGTAATCTCTGGCATCTCTCTTGGATGTAAGTTATCCGTGAACGTGTGGGGAGCCTCTGCAAAAGCAAGTGTCATATTTATCCTACGTTACTTATCGTTCCATCGGCAATAACCTTGCGAAGCACAGTGGCGTTAGCCTGTATCGCACTAGAAGTGACGATAGCACCAGCAAACGCAGTACCCTGCTTGATTATAATTGCGGAAGTTGGTTCCGTGGTTGCAAAAGCTGTCTCTGCACCTAAGTAAAGGTTTTGAGCTACAACGTGAGCGTCACCAGCGGTAACTGTCATGTCTCCAGTTGTAAGAGTTACACCAGCCGAAAAGTTAGTGTCAGCGGAAGTAACTTCTAGGGAGTCACCATCCCAAGCAATGGTAGCATCACTGCCCGTTCCAAAGATGAGGGTTTCATCGTCGGCAAAGTAGTTAAAGTCGTAACCTAGAGCAGAACGAGCCAGAAGACGGGTATCGCCCGTTACATCTGACATCTTAAAAGTATGTTTAGCCATTATATTTTGTCCTCATTAGTGAAAGACATGCCGTTCACATCATCTTGAATAGTGCGATTTGTTCGCCACATGGTTTGTTTTATTGATTTTTTCAAAGCTATGGTTGAAGGACTATCGAGTAGGGAAGCTTCTATGAGATTCATAATTTCTCCCACCATCCTATTAGTCTGTATATCCAAACTTTGTATCACGCCATCGACGTACACACTTCGCATTATTCACCATTACATTACATTACATTCAATAGAAGGCGACCCCTCCATAAGAAGGGGTCGCCACCACAAGTCGTTTAGACTAAGTACTCAAGTCTGCAATCTTGGCGGTGTGCCAGATGTTGCGGGCTCGAAGTTCAGCCATAGTGTAGAGAAGACCACGAACTACCAGCGAGTTAGCTGCAAAGTAGTCACGGTTCTCAACATACTGCGTAGGCTGTGCCACGGCAATTTCAACAGCGTCTGTGTCAAGAACGTAAACGTTCTGACCAAGAACTGCGTCAGCCGAAGAAACTGAAACAGGAACGTCGTTGTCCGTGAGGATCGGAATTCCCATGTAAGTCGAAAGGATAAGACCTGTTCGAGTACCTGGGAATGTTCGCTCGTCACCAACACCAACTTCAAACTCTTCCTGACCCATGTATCGCTGTTGCGAGTTCAAGAGTCGTTCGAGTTTGAAGTACTGGTCGTGTCCCATGAGGATGAGGTTTGGCTCACCACCATTCTTACGAATGTTCAGGATTGCGTTGTCCAAAAGGTTCAACGACAAGTCCCGGCCTGTACCAGCATTGAACTGTACTGAAGCACCTGCGTTCCAGGTACCAGAAGTACGGTCAGCATACGTTAGGTTGTATGCTCGTACACCACCGTTAGCGGTGTAGTTAGCGTGAGATGCGCCACCAACTGCTGCACCGTCTTCCCAGACGATATCATCAATTGAAGTCATACCTGCACGACTGTAAATCGCAGCAACGTCACCGTCACCGAAAGTAGTGCCGTTAGCAACTGTTACAACACCAGTTGAGGTGTTGACAGCCGAAACTACAGAACCACCTGTGCGATCCCAGTCATTAGCAGAAGTGTCGTACTGCGAAACTGCGTCACCAATCTTGAAGTTCTTAGCTACGGAAGCTGGAACCGTGAAAGTGGTAGTCGCACCTGCGCTAGCCAAGTAAGCAGAACCAGCAAGGAGTTCCTCGTTGATTTCTTTTACGTGGTCAATTTCTGCATTCTCATGCTCCATAGCAAGAATGTCACCAGCACCACCCTCAAGGTTGGCGGTGAAGATTGCCTTCACAGCTGCACCAAAGGTAGTACCAACGATTCTTGGCAGGGAGTTGACATTCTCAATATTTGAGATGTCCACGGTTGGGAGCGATCCCGTTTCCGTGATCGGACGAGATCGCCCGGAACCACGGTCGGTTCGTACACGCCAACCGACGCTGTTGCCCCATACCACACGGGGTAGGGCATTCCAGAATCGAGTCTGGTTGTTTAGAGCGTGCCACACTTTGCGTCCATATGTAGCATTAAAAATTCCAGTAGCGGAGTCAACCGTAAAGTATGACTGCTTCTGCATGAAATCTGGTCCGAAGACGTTTTCAAGCAAACCACGGCCACGCTGCGCCTGACTGAAGTACTGAAATAGTGATGGATTACTTTGAGCCATTATCTATCTTTATCTCCTAATTACTTCTGGTTAAGGATACCTGTAAGGGCATCCCCCTGACCAGCCATACTAACCTGCATTTCTGCCATGTCAGCATAACTCATCTTGGTGAGTTGATCGACTACCGTTTCTGGGTTAAACTCGCCGGACTGAGCCTGTGCGCCAATTTCTGCCGCTTTTTCGAGTTTGTCGCCAGCATCTGGAAGAATTCGGCTCTGTGTCCGTCCACCAAATTCAGCTTCTTTCCAGCCAATCTTTCGCATCTGGTTCTCAACTGCTTCAGCAACCGCAGAGTCACTAGAACTCTGGGACTTAGCAAGGTCAGTTATGGCTTTAGCCATAGATGACAGTTGAGCCTTCATGTAAGCCATTTCAACTTTCTCTTCTTCCTGGGGCATACCAGCATCCTCTATCTGAGGGTACTCTTCTGCGCCTTCTTCACCCATACC